ACTAAAGAACCAGTGGCTATTGCAATTTGTTTTGCTCACGGTGCGCCATGATTACGAAACTTGAATCCCATGAATGGCTGGTAGAACCTGACATTGTTGGCGCGAGGGAGTACGCCCGCTTGTCCATTTATCCTGAGGTCAATGGTCTAAACATCGACGGACAAGGTGTAATTCCTTGGCAGGATCTAAAGCTGCAAGGATCAGTCTATTCCGCATTGGCAACCGGCAAGAAGAGTCAGAATAATAAATAACATTATGCCACTTGGCGACGTACATTTTTGCGACGACTTTAAGCCCGATTTTGGCATCCCTTGGGTTCCCAATCCTTCAGATGAGGTCTTGATGAGTTGGCCCAAAGAGAAGCTGGCTGACTACTTGACTTTCCGTGAGCAACGGAATCATGATGCCTTGATGAATCCTGTAGGCGCCGGCTGGATTCTCCCGTCATGGCAGACCATGATGAAGAACTGGGACAAGTACACGAACCACGTCATCTTGGGTGGCAACCGTTCAAGCAAGAGCATGATCGCCTCCCGTCTGTGCGTATGGGCGGCTGGCACCATTCCCGGCGCCGAGGTCCGCGCCTACCACGTCAACGAGGACAGATCCATTGAGGACCAGCAGCGCATGATCTGGGACGCCTTGCCCAACGGCATCCGCACCCTGCCCACCAAGAAGGGGCTAAACCACAGCGTCCAGTACTCGCAGAAGAATGGGTTTACCGACAACATCTGCATCCTACCCCCCGTTAATGGATTTCGCCGTGGGGGAAGCATCAAGTTCAGCAACTACCGATCCTATCAGGCTGACGCACAGGTCGCCGAAGGTTTTAAAGCCCATCTGATCTGGTGTGACGAGGAATGCCCTCAGAAGATGTTTGAGACCCTGCAATACCGCACAACGGACTACCACGGGCGCATTATCCTGACGTTCACCACCCTGACTGGATGGACGCCCTTAGTGCAGGACATTCTTGGCAAGACTCGCACCCTTGAGAAACGGTTCGCCCCATTAGTCGGTCGCGAGCTTCCCGTTGTCCAAGAGTCCCTGTCCCGCCCCGGCACCATCATCTATTACTTTTGGACAGAGGACAATAGCTTCATTGATACGTCCGACTTCCGAAACAAGCTTCTGGGCCGCGCTAAAGACGAAGTGTTCGCCCGCGCCTACGGCGTCCCCACCAAGAGCATGACCAGCGTGTTTCCAGGCTTTAACAAGGAGATCAACGTCATCCCACATGACAAACTGCCTTGGACAAACAACGTCGATTACAATGTAACACGTTACATGGTCCTTGATCCTGCCGGATCCAAGAACTGGTTCATGCTGTGGGTTGCCATTGATGCTGCCGGGACTTGGTGGGTTTACCGCGAGTGGCCAGACTACGATGATTGGGCGCTACCCGGCACCGGCCCAGAAGGCAAAGCAGGCCCAGCCCAGAAGGGTTCCAAGAAGGGCATCAATGATTACGTCGAACTGATCAAGAACTGCGAGGAAGGCGAAAAGGTCTTTGAGCGGTTTATCGATCCACGCCTTGGCGCCGCTGAACGGCAAGCTGCCAACGGTGCCACGACCATCATCAGCGAACTGGACGACGCAGGTATGGTCTTTCTTCCTGCACCTGGCGTTGAAATTGAGAACGGTCTACAGCTGATCAACGGCCTACTGTCCTACGATGAGAACAAACCCATCTCATCCCTCAACGGTCCTAAACTTTATATCAGCGAGCGTTGCCAGAACCTGATCTACGCTATGCAGGAATACACTGCGAAAGGCGGAAAGGAAGAAGCCACCAAGGATCCTATTGACTGCCTGCGCTACCTCCTCGTGTCTCAATGCTCATTTGTAGACCCCAACGTGAATGAGAACATTGATGATAGAACTTGGAGTTATTGATTGCTTGATTTATCAAAAACCTGCATTAGTGGTGATTTAAGCCTATGAGTTCTATTGACGGCAACGCCAAATCCATGACTTCAGACCCAGGCCTGCAATTGGCACCGGCTGAAAACGAGGGACCGAGCTTCAACCTGCTGAAGAAAGCCTTTGAGGATTGCGTGCGTGATAACCAGCCGTTTATTGATCAGTGTCGGCTCAACTACGAGACCCGTTACGCTATTTGGAACGGCCAGTCCGCTGACGGCAAGAAGCATTCCCGTGAAGGCAGCAAAGTAACGCCCACGCCGTGGGACGGCGCCAGTGATCTGCGTGTATTCCTCGTTGATAACATCATCAACAAGAAGGTTGCCATGAAAGGCATGGCGTTTAAACGGGCCAATCTTACCGCTGTTCCCATTGGTTCTGAAGACGGTTCTCGTAGTCAGCTTGTCAGTAACTTTATGCGTTGGATGATCCAGACGCAGATCCCCGAAATTGAGCGTGAGGTTGAGATGTGCGCCAATTTCATGGATGAGAAAGGCATCGCTGTCATGGGTCAGTTCTGGGAGAAGCGGAAAGAGAAAGTGATGGTCAGTGTTCGCCTGCAAGACCTGCAAGAGCAGTTTCCTGCCATCGATATTGTTGCCCTGATCGAGGACAAGAGCGCAGCGGATGACCTAAAGGACATCTTTGTTCAGCAGTACCAATGCTCCAAGGGCAAAGCCAGCAAGATGCTCCGCGAATTGCGCGAGACAGGTGAGACCACCGTTCCGATGGACGGTCCAGAGCGGTCCTACCCGATCATCCGCGCCTTCAACCTGGATGAGCACGTCTTTATCCCGTCGTTTTCCACGGATCTTGAGCACACGCCGGGGATTTACCGTGTCGAATACTTCACTGCCGAGCAGTTGCGTGCGCTTGTTCAAACCGACAACTGGGATGAGAACTGGGTTGAGGCCGCAATCCAGAAAGTGCGCGGTCAGCTGATTACCATCAGCCCAAGCGAGTACCTCCAGCCCATCAGCCGCTCCTTCGTCTACACCCAACAGCGGTTCACTGACCGCATTGGCGTCGTGTACGCCTACCAACGCTTGTCTGACGAGGATGGCACGCCTGGGATCTACTGCACCATCTTCAATCCGATGCTGCCACCGGATCAGAACCACGAGGGTTATGCCAAAACCGGCCTCCTTGGTTACGCTCACGGCGAATATCCGTTTGTCCTGTACCGCCGCGAGTACCTGAGCCGCAAGCTTCATGATTCCCGTGGCCTTCCTGAGCCGGGTAAGCCTTGGCAGGACCAAATCAAGGCCCACAAGGACTCCCGCATTGACGCGGCCTCCCTTGGCATCCTTCCGCCCATCTGCTACCCGCAAGGGCGCCCACCGGGCCGCTGGGGTCCAGGTGCAATGATCTCCGAGCGTCGGCCCAACGAGTATCATTACGCCGACCGCCCGATTCCTGACATGAACACCAACACGTCTGAATCGTTGTTGGAATCCTCGTTCAAGGAATACAACGGCTTTGCCTCCCGCGAGGGTGATCCAGCCATTGATCCCATCTACAATCAGTTTGAGGTCGACAAATTCCTCAGTTGCCTCGCCCGCAGCTTCCGCCAGATCTGGAAACTCTACAAGCAATACGGCCAAGACGAGGTTATGTTCCGCGTCATGGGCGTTAAGGACGTAAACCTGCAACTGTTCAACAAAGGGGACATCAACGAAGAGTTTGATTTCTACCTTTCGTGGGATGTTCAGTCGACCGACTTCAAGCGCATGAGCGAAAAGTGGACTGCTATTATCCAGGCGTCCCAATCCCTCGACCGCGACGGCATTATCGACTATTCCGCCCTCTGCACGGCGTTTATCTCGACCATCGATCCAAATATTGCTGAACGCATCATCCGCCCCGCCCAACAAGGCCAGCAAAAGATTGTTGAGGACGAACAGAACGACCTGACGCAGATCTTTGCCGGTATTTCCAAAAACATCAAACCCGGCACGCCTCCGCAGCTTGGATTGCAGGTAATCCAGCAGTACCTGCAACAACCTGACGTTCAGCAGCGGTTTGCTCAAGACCAGTCGTTCCGCGACCGTCTTGAAACCCGCAAGAAACAGTACGAGTTCCAAATCCAGCAGCAACAGAACGCTGTAATCGGTCGTCTTGGCGCCTCCATGCCCAATCCTACCGCAGCCAATGCCTCACAATGAAGAAACGCCGCGATCCCCATCAGAGTCCTACGGATAAGTTCTCCCGGCTTCGTCATGCCATGTTCAGCCTAGTTGGTAACGACAACTTTCAGGACTTCATCGAGGAACTGCGTGAAATGCAGCATTCCACGATGATCGACCTGTGTTCTGATGTTGTAGTTCAAAACGACCGCATGACTCTTGCATCCACAGGCGAGCTTCGTGCGTACTCTCAGATCATTGGCCTGTACGATGACTTCGTTCAGCAGCAATTGCAGCAGGCAGAAGCTGACGCTGAAGAGCGAAATGTTTAATACTGTCAGATTGCACGTAGCAATATCGTGTATTTATTGTTGACAGCTTAGTTGGTGGATCCATTTGTACCGATACTTGGCATCCGCCATGTCCACAGCCCTTGGGGGCTATAATCCCATGTCTAACGAAACAGTCGAATCCGCTTCTTCACAGCCAGCCGAAGTATCCAATACTAACGCAAAAAGTGATGCACCGAAGAACAGCAATCTGAGTGTCGCGCAAGCAGCGCAACGACTCCTTAACATCGAGTCGGAAAACGCAAAAGCTCAACGACCGACTGAACAGGCTGCTGAGACGCCGGACCAAGCGTCAGATAATTCAGTCAACCCAGACGAAGCTACCGCCGAGTCTGCCGAGCCGAGCCAAGAGGTGGAAACGCCCGATGGTGAAGCTGATGTTCCTTCTCAGGATATTACACCAGAACTTCAGAAGAAAATCGACAAGCGTATCGGCAAAGAGGTCGCAAAACGCAAAGCTTTGGAGTCACGATTGGCGCAGTTGGAAGCACGGATCGGAGAGCAAGCAAACTCCCCGGCCCAAGCTGAACAACCAGCGCAAAAGGCCGCACCGGCTCAGATGCCTGTAAATGTGCCACTGGCCCAGATCGATGACTTCCAATCACTGTCTTCCTTACAGCAGCAGGCCAAGGAAGCGAAACGCTTTGCCCAGGATCAACTGGACCGCGATGACTTTGAGCCGATTCAGATTGGCGATACTGTACTTGGACGGAGTGAGTTGAAGGCGATCCTGCGTAATGCAGAGAAAACCCTTGATGATGACATTCCAGCCCGGTCGCAGTTCCTGACGCAGAAGCAGCAGTCGCAGCAAGTCGCTCATCAGATGTTCCCATATCTGAAAGACAAGAATGCGCCTGAGTACGTCCTCGCCCAGCAAGCATTGTCACAAATGCCCTGGATGAAGAACCTGCCTAATGCGGATTGGATTATTGGAGTGCAGATCGAAGGTCTTCGATCCCTTGAGGCCAAGCAGAAGTCTGCCAAAACAGACGGGAAACCCAAAACTGCCATGAGCAACCGCCCTCCATCTAGTCAAACAGTAGTTTCTTCCAACGGTGGCGATGTTCGTATGCCGTCAGCGGCTAAATCAGCCAATCAGATTGAAGCTCTCAGGTCGCAATTGTCCCGAAAAGGTGGCGTCACGGCAAACGAAGCAGCAGCCTTTCTGCTGGCTAAGGAAAAAGCAAAATTCAACCGTTAAACTCGTTTTACAATGGCCCTATCTACTACTTACAACGTCGCCGGTGATCGTGAAGATCTCACGGACTTTCTGACCATCCTCGCTCCCGAGGACACTCCCAAGATTTCGACTTTCTCGAAAACGAAACGCATGACCAATGCGTATCAAGAATGGCAAGTGGACAGCCTTTCCGCCGTCAGTTTTGGTGGCGTGCTTGAAGGTCAGGATGTCCTCGCCTTCTCCAATCAAGCTGTCAACCGCGCTCGTCTGGGCAATTACGTCCAGCAGTTCCGCGAACAGTGGATGGTCTCCCGTCTTCAGGAGGCTTCTGACGTTGCTGGTGTTTCCAGCGAGGTCGCGAATGCCAAGATGAAGGCCATGCGCGAGATTAAGCGCGACATCGAAGCCTGTATCGGTTCGGACACCGACCCCCAGCAGGAAGCCCCGCCGGCGCCTTACAAGCTTCGCGCCCTTGGCAAGTGGATCAACAACACCCCTGGCACCGACGTTCCCGCTGCGTTCCGTACGCCTTCGGCCAACATTGACGCCACGGCTACTGGTTCCCTGTCGGAATCTGCGTTCAACGATGTCTTCCAGTCGATCTTCCAACAGGTCGGCGGTCGCCGTTCGTACACGCTGTTTGCCGGTCCCTCGCTCAAGCGTGCGATCAGCAAGTTCCAGCGTTCTGAAGGCAGCTCCGGCACGACCAAGACCTACCAGGTCATGCAGAATGCTGACGAGCACCAGATCGACCTCGACGTTACCATGTACGTTGGTGACTTCCACACCGTCACGATTGTCCCTGACTTGTTCAACGGCATTCTTGATGGCGGCGATCCCTCGACCACGACCAACCAGCAGAAGGCTCGCGGTTACGTCATCGATCCTGAGCTTGTCGGTATCGGCTATATGCTCGGTATCGAGTCGAACGAATTGCCTGATCTTGGTGGCGGTCGCCGTGGGTTCATCCTCGCTGCGCTTACCCTGATGGTCAAGAACCCACTTGGTCTCGGCAAATTCGCTGGCACCAGCTAAACCACATCCCTTAACTAAACAAGGATACTACCATGGCTGATACACCAGTAACCATTACCCGCGCCGACCTCTCCCAGCTTTCGCTGCAAGAGCAAGCTCGCGGCTTCTCCAACAAGTTCCACGTTGACGCTTCTGACGTTGCTTTCGGTGCCGGTTCAACCGACACCGTGACGCTGACGCTCGGTGCGCTTCCGTCGAACTTTGTCATTAACAATGCGCTGGTGAACATTACGACTGCCTTTGCGGGCACGACGGCGTTCTCGGTGAACATTGGTACGACCAGCAGCACCAGTGCGCTCGTTACGGCCCAATCCGTGAAGACCGCCGGTGTTCTTGCCGGTCTTGCCACCACGGCTACCCTCGTTAAAGGCACGGCGTCTGTTAACCTGGTTGCGATCTTCACGAACGCGACGGGTGGCAGTCCCTCGGCCCTGACCGCTGGCGCACTGGATATTTATCTGAACATCGTCGATCTTTCCGATCCGACGAAGCTCGGCTAAGTAATCTCAAACAGGGGCATCCTCATCCGAGGCTCTGCCCCTTTCTTTTTTTAATGAGCAGCGATCAAATCATCACAGAGATCCCCAAGGAGTTTGTCCGCAAATGGTGGTGGGAGATCCAGAACGGTCTGCCCAACGAGAAGGCCAAGGTCCATGAGGACCAGGCTCGTCTTGCTGCCAAGATGCGGCAGGAAGGCTCCACCAAGATGGAAGGGCTGGGGCAGATGGCTGCGCGTATCAACAGCCGTCTCTTCTTCCGTTTGCAGGGTCAGCATGGTAACAACGTGCATGAATGGATGCCTGAGTATCTGAAGGATAATCCGCATCTCTGTGCCGTTGGCTATCGTCCTAAGGTTAACGCTGCTCGTCACGGTTTGACAGGTGGATGGCTTAAAAACAAAGACTAAGTGAGAACGATCCCCTACAGTCGCGCTTTGTCTAACATTTGCGGACTGATTGGCGTGCCTACGTCTCGTCTGACGACGGAGACAGCGCAATCGATCAATGATCTGTTTAACGCGAACGTGCGGCAGATCTGGGGTGCTGGCAACTGGCCAGACCTGACTGGTTGGGGTGAGGCTCGGTTTGTGGGTAATTCGCTCACCTACCCAAACGACCTTTCCCAAACGGCATATTGGACGGCGACGAATGCAACGGTCACAGCGAACAACATCAGCAACCCAGCGGACAACCGGGTTACCGCCAGCAAGGTGCTTGAGACGGTTACGAATGCCGAGCACAACGTAACCCAGGTTGTAACCGCATTTGGCGCCACGATGTACCAAGCGAGCGTCTACGCACGTCCAGCAGGCAGGAATTACCTGTATTTGGCTGTAAACGATGGTACAACCACGTTCTCCACCTTCTTCAATGTCCAGACAGGTAATCTCGGCACTCAAACCAATGTTCAGAGTGCAAACGTGCAGCAATGCGCTAACGGTTTCTTCCTCTGCACCATCTTTTACGAGACTGGAGCCGATGCTACCAGCCAGACCTACAAAGCGGGCGTCAGCACGGACGGAAGCACGATTTCCTACGCTGGCGACATCACCAAGGGATTGTATCTGTGGGGCAACCTGATTGTTCAGCAGAACAACGTCTCCCCGCAGCAGTTCACCCTTCCGTGGGACCAGACGGGGGAGGCCGAGATTGACGTTCTGTTTCAAGCCTGGGTGGACAGCCCTGCGATGATTACCTACCCGCGTGGGCAGGGGTTTGTCGTGACGAGGGATGGGTTCCAGATGATTTCCAGTGCCGGCGGGTTCATGGGAACCAATGGGTACGTGAGCTACAACACGAACCCGGCCAATCCGATCTACATCTACTACCGGCGCGTCCCCTACAATTACTCAGGTGATGAGTTTTCGGCTACGGCAACCTACGTTGCGGGCCAGTACATCTATTACACGCGGACTACGGGAGCTTTGACCGGCACCAGCGACTACTACAAATGCTTGGCCACAACCACGGCAGGGCAAGATCCAGAGGATACTCCCAGCAAGTGGGATATTCAGCTTGTTCCTGAGATGATCAGTCAGCCGCTCATCTGGCAGACCTATGGTGACTGGCTGATCCAAGATGGTCAGGCTGACAAAGCAGCGCAGGCTTACGGCATCGTAGAAGTGAAGAAGAATGAGGAATGGGACCGCATCCAGCGTCAGATGCCAGACAGCTTCCAAATGACCGTCAGCACTCACGTCACCTCTCAGAATCGCTCTTGGTAACCAACAAACCTCTTAATTATGAGTTCATTCAATCTGAATAATATCTTCCCAAAACCAGCTTGGTATCGCGGGAGTACGGTAGCGGATCAGCGTTTGACGGTAGATGACACTGCTGGTGGACTGCAATTCGCTGCGTTTGGCGATACTACGACCATGATTGTCTTGGACGTGCAGGACGCTGACGTGATGTGTACGTTTGACGGTTCTGCTCCAACCACGACCAATGGGCACCGGTTGTACAATGGCTCGCACTACACTTGGTCTACGGCTGCGGCCCAGCAAGCCAAGTTCATCCGCCAAGGCGCCTCCAGCGCCGCTATCCAAGCTTCCGAATTTCAGCTGTGATTGGTTTACTCGGCAGTCAATGTGATATGTTGGGCCAGCGGATGGCTACTGGCATTAACACGCCAGTAATCAATGATGCTAACGATCCCGTTCCTACGGATGGATACCTTATCACGGATCTGAACGATAATATTGTTGATGCTAGTGGGAATAAACTTATCTACGTTCAATTTTAGCAACCTCCTATTTTATGGCTGACATCAGAATTAAAGACCTTGGTACAACCGCTTCTGTTACGGCATCTGATGATTTCATGGCCGTAGATGGAACGACGAACGGCACGCGCAAGCTTAGTGCAGCCACGCCTAGTTTTGCGACCAGTGTTACGGTCCCTGGAGTTTCCGCCCCTGCCTCCACCGACCTCACCCTCGCAGGCGGCAGCTCGGGCGCGAGTCTGGTGCTGGGGCAGGGGACGACGGCGGGAAGCGCAACACTCACCGCAACCGGGACAGGGACCATCGTGGCCGCAACCGCAGCGGCTACGCGCACCGCGCTTGACATTTCCAATACGAGCACCGGACCCACTAAAAACGGGTTCCGCATCCTCGGGCCAAACGCGGCATCTGCTGACTCGCGGCAGTGGGCAGTAATCGCCAATGACGCAGCCTATGGTGATTTGGCAATTCGCCAATCGTCAGCCGCCGCAACGGACCCGTTGAGCGGAAGCACCGCGCTGTATGTTTCCGCAGCGCGCAACTTCCTAATCGGCACGACGACGGACATCGCCGGCACGGGCGGGCTGCACGTCGCAGGCACGGGCACGGCATCCACCACCACGTCCGGCGCACTTCGCGTCGGCTCCAACGTCGGCCTGAGCGGCAACGCGGGCGGGGCGAGTTATTTTGGGGGAGCCGCCACCTTCGCGGGCGCGGTCGCCATCGGCAACACCGTAGCCGTAGGAGTTGCCGTCGCATCAACCCATAAGGTCACGATGGTGATCGGCGGCGTGACTTACTACCTTCTCGCAAGCAACGTCTAATTTCTACCTATGAACGATCCAATCGTAGTCACTACCCTTCAGCGCATCCAAACCGATCCGCAGGGGAAGCTCCTATCGCAACTGCCTTTTTTGAGCAGAAGACCGTCATTTGACGGGCAAACCTACGTCGCTCCGTGGACGCAGGTGACGTGGCCCTTGCGAAGCGACAAAACCATCACCATTGGCGAACTTACCCTTACGTACGCTGAAGTGTCCGCTTTTGTTGTTGCGATTGCCGAGCAGGAAAAAGCTTCTACCGTTTAACCATGACCAAAGAAGACCATAAGAACGCCATCGTTTCCCAGATCCAGCAACAGAACCTCAACGTGCTCGTTGATTCTCTTGCCGCTGCGCTTGCGGAGATTGAGGTGCTCAAGGCAGAGGTTGCCAAGCTCAAAGAAACGCCTGTAGGTTGATTGTACGGAGGTTCTGATAGCCTCCTGATCTTCCTGCCTTAAGCCCATGCTTGAACTCATTTCCAGTGCTTTTGGCGGAGGTGCCTTTGGCATCTTGATGCGCATTGGAAATGGGTTCTTTGAGAACTACAAGGCGGCTCAGGAGCACAAGCGTAAGCTTGAAGAGGCCAAGGTAATGTCAGAGATCGCAGCCAACAAGAGCGCCTGGGACGCTTTTACTGCCAGCCAGAACGCCTCCATCCCTCCAGCGAATGTTTCCCCGTGGGCCGCAAACATCATCACGCTGTTTCGTCCCTTCATCACGTTTTTCCTCCTTATTCTTGTCTCAATCGTGTTCTTTCGCGTATCCGCTGCGGATCAGGCAAACATGGTTGAGCAAATCCAATTCTGTGCCTTCAACTCAATCGGTTGGTGGTTCGGTGACCGCATGGCTCGCAAGAAATGAACTTCCCTAACGCAAAGGACATCTTAACTGCTACAGCACCTACTGTCGCAATGGTTTCAATTGCTCAGATCAATGAGATCGCTGGGTTGACGGCAACCCTGCTTGGTATTGCTTACCTGCTATGGCGTTGGAACCGGCAGTGGAATGACAGCAAGGATCAATCGCCCGATTGACTGCAATCAGTCACTAATCTGATGAATCGTTACCGCGCATACGGCAATCTGGATGACCAGCCAGAGTCGGTTGGGGATAACTCATTGCTTGGCGTGGACGAGTACAACGGACCAGAGAACATCAAGCCTGGGAACGTCCAGCAGGCAGTTAACCATGATTTTACATCTCAGGATGCTGTGACTCGGGGAGGGTTTGTCTGCTATCCTGAGCTTGGGTCTTTCCCATACGGCCAGATCTGGACTTACAATGGTATTGGTGCCGCTCCAAATCTTATCGACGTTGCTTATGGCGCTAATTTGTTTGTAGCGGTAGGTACTGCTGGAGCTATTTACTCTAGTCCTGATGCAATTACTTGGACATCTCGCACTCCTCCAAATACTCCAAATTATCAAGACATTACATACGCTAACGGACGTTTTATTGCTGTTGGATCAGTAACTGGTTCAGGTCCATTTCCAGTAGCTTACTCTGACGACGGAATCACTTGGTCTCTCCCAGTAACCCCATTTTCCACACCTCATAGAGGCATTGCTTATGGCAATGGAATATGGCTTGCTGTCGCCAGCGATACAGCATCGATTAGTTATGATAACGGATTAAACTGGACTACAACAACTCCGGTTCCTCAACTTGTTTCTGTATTTGGATTGAGCTTTGGAAATGGAATATTTTGCGCAGTTGGATCATCTGGTGGAATTGCAACCACTGCGGATGGTATCACTTGGTCTAATGTTAGTATTTTAGGCTCAGGTCTTATTCTTGATATTGTTTTTGGTAATCAAATATTCGTCGCTCTTAGCGGCAGCGGTAAGGTTTTTACATCAACTGACGCTTTGACTTGGACTGAACGGCGCTCCTCAGATGGTGACGTATGGAGGACGATTACTTTCGGTAATGGACGATTTGTAGCTTTTGCTGATACATCCGGTGGAGATAATGTCATTTATTCGATCAGCGGAACGGAATGGATACGTTTGAATGATATTCCTGATTATGCTTGGCAGGGCAGCACTTATGGAAATGGATTTTTTGTAGCAGTAGGAACATCTGGCGCTACAATGTATTCATACAGTGCTGGAGCGGGAGTGTATGCCTCTGCAATTTACTCAGATCCAAACAACATTGGTCAGACATGGATAATGATTCTTGGATCTGACTCCGTTGGCTTCTACGCAAATGGGTTTACTGGCAAAAGCATCAGCCTTGGGGCTTACACGGTAACGTCTCAATCGACCATCGTTCAGGCCAACAACTACGTCTACATCTTCCGTGGGCCGAATGAGACTCCGCTTTACTGGGATGGAAACTGGAGCGGATCCTTCACGGTTGTGCCTCCCACGAGCCTTCCTGCCTCGTTTGCATCGATTCCCAACAGCAATCAGGCGACTTACTGCCAGAACCGTCTTTGGGTCGTAGATGGCAAGGATTCAATTGCTGCGTCTGACGTGTTGGCTTTTACCGACTACGATCCATTGGCCAATGAGTTCAACCTGAACACTGGCAACAGCGATTACCTGGTTGCTACGTTCCCGTTCGGCCAGAACAGCCTGATCGCCTTCAAGAACAAGTCGGTCATGCTGCTTGAGAACGTCCAAGGGGCGTTGAGTGATGTTAACGTCACTGAAATTACCCGTCAGGTTGGTTTGGTGAGCATCAATGGCGTTACCTCGATTGGTCCTGATCTGGCCTACGTGAGCAATCAGAACATCAATCTGCTGACGCTGACATCAACCAATAACTCCGTTCAGCATAAGACCCTGCCTCTTTCGACGCGCATTCGGAAGATTATGAGTCGGGTTAACTGGAAGGTCGGCTACAAGATCAGCATTGGGTACTGGAGCAACAAGCTGTACGTCGCGCTTCCGCTTGATAACAGCATCGTCTGCAACGCTGTTGTTGTTTACAACTTCACCACGGAGAATTGGTTTGGCGAGTGGAACTTTGATAGCACGATCAATATGTGCATCCAAAGCTGGCAGGTTGCGGATTATCTCGGCCTGCAACGGATGCACGCAGTTACGGAGGATGGGCGGATCTTTGTCACGGATGAAGGCCAGAACGACATTAGTGGTGCAACGGTGGCTGAAATCAGCACCCAGCTTGTAACCCGCGCCTACGACACGTCCAACCTGAATCATTTCCAGCGCAGGGCTTACATTGATCTATCCACGAATCGCCCAGAAACGTCCGTATCGGCGTTTACGGAGGGTGCGAGCGAGGAGTCGGTGCTTCTGACTGATCAGACGTACAGCCGGTCGCAAACTTGGAAGTTTGCTGACTCAGCGTATGACCTGACCAACGCGAACAACGATTTCAACCGGGCTTACCGCAAGGATTACAGCACTGGGGCGCTAGCGGCGGGGAGCACGCCTGGATTGCCCACGACTGGCTTGCAGACTGGTACGGGGTTCCAACCGGAGATGCCTCAGGAACTGCGTCTTCCGATCATCAGCCGCCGGCAAGGGCGCCTTAGCTGGCTGGAGATCACCAACACCAAAGGGTTTATCAGCGTCATGTCCTTGGGCTATGAGGCCCGGTCTGGACAACGCGCTAACCTCGTCCAAGTCTAATTTATGTACGATTTCCAAATGCCTTCCAATTTGGTCAAGCGAGGCGATCCGTTGCCTCCTATGCCGCCGGGACTGGAGAATCTCAATGGGTCCAGCCGACCCAATGCATCCATGCAGCCACAGCAGCCACAGCAGGCTGGTGGGATGGAAGCGTTGATGGCTAATTACAGCCAGCCTGCCATGCGTCCTAATACGCCGTCTGCTTCGCTTTACGGCGGGATGACTCCTCCGCAGGCCCCTGCGTTCGGTATGCCTCAGGCATTCGCTCAGAATGGCAAGAATAGCGCCCAATCAAACATGGGTGGTCAGTCTCGCTCTCCCGGCCCATCGTTCTTCACGCTTTAATCCTATTCCCTATGCCTACTGTAACTCCAGGATACACCTTCACGGGAACGACTGATCCGATCACTTACACCAAGCTTAATCTGCTGGCTCAACCTACGGTGGCAGCTATTGGTCCGAATGACGTTACCACGACGACCATTACGAACGGCGCAGTGACTGCGGACAAACTTGCATCTGATGCAGTGACTACGGTTAAGATCCTCAACAGTGCAGTGACTGCTGATAAACTTGCGTCTGATGCAGTGACCACGGCTAAGGTTCTCAACAATGCAGTGACCTTGGCTAAGATCGTAGCTGCGGCAGGCAACAACACGTTCCTTGCGCGTTCTACGACTGGTGCTGGCAACTATGAGGCCGTCGATACGACCACCACTGGGCTTGGGTTTTACACGGGTGCTGGCGGCACGGTAACGCAGCTGACCAGCAAGGCTACTGCGTTTACGTTGAATGCCATGTGTGGCCAGATCACCACTGCCGCAGATTCATTGGGCCATACAACCGTTGTTTCAGCTGTTTGGACTAACAGTAAGATTGCCGCTACAGATGTAGTGATTATCAACCACAAATTAGGTGGAACGATTGGAGCTTACGTGTTCAATGTTTCCTGCGGTGCAGGTGCTGCAACATTGTACATTACGAATAATCAAACCGCTGGAAATCTTTCTGAGGCTCTAGTGCTTAGTTTTGTTGTAATCAAGGGAGTCACCTCCTGATCTTCGTCTGCATTAGACGATAGATCACAAACCACAATCCATGCCTATCAACCCATTTGTATTTCGCAGGATTGGCTTGGACACTCTTCCAGTTACTGAGGGAGGCATGATGTCTCCTTTTGTGGTTACTGGTGATCGTGTCGATAGTGGTGGATCTGGATTTGATTCAAATATCTTCAACTACGGTACATTCGGAGGTGGATATGGTGGTGGTGGTGGCGCTGGAGGCGGGATTGGTGGCGTTGGCGGAGAAATCATGCCTCCTACAGTGACTGTTCCTATTGATGAAGGTACTGTAAATCCACCAGTAACCATTTCCATTGGTGATGGTACGCCAAAACAGGATGAGATCCCATATACTGGAGGATCTTCTGGCGATCCTTTGATTGATAAGATAGCGGCTGAAGAAATCGCTAGGCAAAATGCCATTAGAGAAAGCCAAGGTCTTCCGCCGTTAACTGAGGCGACTGCCAATCAACGTACGTTAAATGCGGATGGAACGACCGGACCATCTCCTGCTGAGAAATTGGCTGAACACGTCGTAAGGGAACTGCCAAAAGTATTTGAGGCTGAAGACGCGAATGCTGCTGCGGCGGCTAGAACTGCTGCAAGAGCTAGTGCAGCAACTGGCAACTCAGGCATTCCGTTAATCATTCCGATTCCCGGCATCAATCCCGCCACTGGGCTGGCCATTACGGCAGCAGGACTAATTTTCTCTGGTGGCAATGTCGCCAAACTGGACCCGAAGGATCCAATTGGAAGCGTTGTGAACGCTGGTCAAGGCACCGTAAACACGGTTACCAATGCAGCGGACGTTTTGACTGGTCAAAAGGACATCAGCGACATCTGGGGCACGGGATCTACTGGTGGTGGGGCCGGAACTGGCACTGGTGCTGGCACTGGATCCATTACTGGTGGTCAAAACGAAGTCATTGGCCTTGATCCCTCTGGTTTGGGTGCGATTGGCGTTGTAAGCACAGGTGGCGGCTCTGGGGGTGGTCAGCCTTCCGGTGGTGGTAGCAATGTTTCTGTGACGCCTGGTTCTTTGGGCGGGGCCATAACGCCGTTGGAGCCACCATCCACTCCGTCCATTCCCATTGTTGCTGGAGTGACCCAGCCGGTCACCACGCCAACTGCGCCTGGTGTTACGGTTCTGAATCCTCCAACCGAGGTCGAACCGATTGATCCTAATGCCGGGATCTTTTCTCCGCCTGCTGTAGTGCCGGAGACGCCCAAGATCCTTCAGCCTGATGTAAAGCCTCCTGCAATTGCACCGAATGCAGGCATCTTTAACACAACTGCACCCGCTACTACAACCACTGGAACAGGCACTAGCACCGGGACCAATCAAACAACTACTACTAGCACTGGGCCTGTAGTTGTAGGAACTGGAACAGGCGAAACGCCTACTACGACTAGTACAACCACAGTTACAACGACAGGAACAGGACCATCTACTGGAGGAGGAGCCGCCACTATGCCAATCGTCACCACACCTAGCTTCAATTTCACCAGTCCGACCAACACTGGACTCGCTCAACGCGATTACGGCAAAGAGTTTGGTCTGACTGCACAGACGCTTACTGGACAACCGGGAGATGATCTCGCGGCCTATTACAAGAAGTTGCAGGAGCAATTCACGCCATCCAGCTTGACGACTCTTGGTCGTGAAGCTGAATCCCAGCTTGCCGCTGACATGGCCCGCTACACTGAGGCCCAGAAGGGCAATCTGAGCCAAGAGGATGTCCGCACGGCCCAGCAGGGGGCACGGGAGGCTTACGCTGCTCGCGGTCAGGTTATGGGGCAGGGGGCGATTGGCGCCGAGATCTTAGGTCGAGACGCCTTGCAGCGGCAGCGTGAGGCGGAAGCTCGCGCCTCCGTCCAGCAATCGATGGGCAATCTTTCTAGAGCGGCTGATCTGCAAACCGGGAACATCTTCTCTCCGTTTGCCAGCTTGATCTCCCAGACCTACTCGCCCACCAACCAGTATGCTCGTGAGGTGTACGATTACAACGTCAACGCCTACAATGCGTATCAGGCGGCTGAGAAGAACCTGGCTGCGTACAAAGAAGCAGCCAGCAAGGGCCAAGAGGCTCAGTTCATTAACTCTTTTGTTGGATTCCTCGCCAACAATGGTATTCAGACGACCACTAATGCTGTCACGAGTATCATCAATGGGCTTTTGGGCGGTGGTGCTAAAAAACCAGCAGGCACTTGATCATCTGACTTCATAACCAACTACGATTATGGCTTACGTTCCTGTTCAACGCGATGAGGGTCGGATCCTGTACCAGTCAACGATGGACCGTGCCAAGCTGATGGGCGATACCCTGACGAACCTGGGTGAGACCCTGTACAAGCGGGACGAGGAGAACAAAGCATTCCGAGCCAAGAACAGTGCTCTGAAGCAACTGATCGCCACCCATAAAGACAAGTTTGGTCTGGATGAGGCTACGGCCAAGCAGTTCTTGAGTGGGGATCCCAACAAGTCAGAGAAGGAGAATTACCTTACTCTTGCTTCGTTCCTTGAGGGTAATGTAACGGCCTCCAACTTAGCGAGGGACCAAGCAGCCATTAAGCGTAGTGGCTTGGAGAATCAGAAACTTGAAGAAGAGATCAATCAGCAGAAAAAGCTCGGTGAAATCTACAAGAGCATGATGGCTGGGCCTGGTGCTGATGCTCAAGGTGCTGCGACAAATGCTGCGAGTTTCCTTCCTCAAGGACCTGGCGCCGCATCATCCGCGCCTGTTGCATTCTCTCCAGTTGCTCCTGTTCCCGCAGTTAGTCAGCCAGCTGCCCCACAAGCTCCGTCTAGTCGCTTTAAGAGACTTCCTGATGTCGCCCCTGCTCCTGCTCCTCAAATGGAACAAATGGGCGCCGTTGAGGT